GCGGCGGGTAAGCGCGCCGGCCAGGCGGAACTCGCGTTGGCCGCGGAGCGTGCGGCCTGGGAGCGCGCATCGCGCGCCAGCTCCGAAGAGCAGCGCGCCGAAGAACAACGCCGCCAGATGGCGCGCGACAAGGAGGTTCAAGATGCCCAGGATCAGACCAAACTGGACGCTGCCCGTGCTGCTGCCAGCCGCCGTGCTGCTGACCAGCTGCGCGAGCACGTCGCCCGCCTTGCCGCCAACGCCGATCAAGGCTGCGGCAGTACCAGCGCTGCCGCGGGAGGCCCGGCAGCCGCCGGCCCCGGCCTGGTGCTCGCCAACCTGTACCGAGGCGTTGATGACGAGGCGCACGAGCTCGCTCAAGCGTTTGACCTCGCCCACCGCGCCGGCCTCGTCTGCGAGCGGCTCTACGACTCGCTGAAGGCCCCCTCGTGATCAACAACGAACCATAGGAGCCAATCATGGCAAACGCACTCTATCCCAGCTACAAGGCGCTGATCCTCGGCGCCGGGCTCAACCTCACCAGCCTGACCATCAAGGCCGCGCTGGTTGATACGGGCGTCGTGGCCTACAACAGTGCTCACGACAACTACGACGACATCAGCGCGGGCGTGATCGGAACGCCGGTCACGCTGGCGGGCAAGTCCGTCACGGGCGGCGTGTTCGACAGCACCACGAATCCGAGCTTCACCGGCCTGGTGGCGGCCCCGACCATCGAGGCCGTCGTCATCTACTACGACAGCGGCACCCCGGCCACCAGCACGCTGATTGGGTGGATCGATTCCGCCACCGGCCTGCCGGTCGCCGCGGGCGCCACGCAAGTCGACGTGACGTGGGATGCCGCCGGCATCTTTGCGCTGTGATCAACAACTGCTTCTTCTGGGCTCACTGGCACTTCGCCAAGCTGTGGCGCGAATGGGTGCGGATTGGGCGTCCAAAGGACCGTGTGCCGTGCATCCAGATCAGGCCCAGTCGCAGCAATCCAGTACAAGCGCTGCATCACATCGTCGGCTGGTGGTGCTACGAAACCATGACCTTGCAGGACGCACGCTCATTCGTGCCGGACAACAGGCACGATGTTCCTTGGTATCTGGTCTGGACGCGTATCGCGTTCAAAGGCCACGTGAAAAGCGGCGACAACCCCAGCCTCCCGCCGCACATTGAACCGTGACAGGAGGCGCTTTGTTCCATCAACTGCCAGGAGAATCAAATGGCTGACTCGCTCCCCATCGTCCAGAACTCGACCTACAACATTGAGGTCGCCACCGTCGTGCGCTATCTCGACCGCGCCATCATCGAAGTGGTGCAAAGCCAGTCCGCGCCGCTGAGTGACTCCCACGCTCACGATCTGGCGCGCCTCGACTCGTACCTGCTGAACCTTCACGCGTTCCTCACCTGGGCCGCTCGCCAGCCCGAGTCGGACACGCCGAAGTCGCACCCCGTCGCGCTGGCGCTGCCCGAACCCAAGAAGGTGCCTGACATCGAAAACGACGCCCTCTGGCGCGTCGCGCAGATGTTGGACACGTTCCGTTTCGAGGCCGTCAACAGCGAAACCAGCCGCCGCAGCAACGGCGTCAAGGTGCAGGATCTGGCCCGTTGGCGTTCGTACCTGGCGGACGTGAAGGCGTTCATTGACGACCACATCCGCGTCGTGCAGCCGATCGACTACACCGAGTCGTCGCCGCGCGCACTGGTGCAGGGTCAGGGCGCGCTGGGCGTGTAAGCAATGCGGGCAGCGTCCTCGGCGCTGCCCAACTCTAGAAGGACTGAACCATGACACCAGCACAACTCATTACCCTGCGCGCTGCGGTTTTTGCCTCGCCTACCGCAGCCGCGTTTCTAGCCGCAGGGCAAGCCGCAGCTCTGCGCGATCATCTCAACGGCTCCGACGGCGTCAACGTATGGCGCACCGATGCCAGCACGCTGGGAATTCTCGACGCCGTGAACCAGGCGAACTACACGCCAAACGATTCTGTCGCGCAGGGCAATAATGACACAGCCAGTCTTCTGCGTTTGACGGCACGGGCCGCTTATGCGCAGACCAAGTTGATGGTGCTGCACAGTTTTATCCTGAGCCGCCAAACGCTGGACGCGCGCCCGATCACCGTTCGCGGATCACTGCGCGATTCTGTTATTGCGGTGCCGAGTGGGACAGATGGCGCAGTCACTTCCCCTGGGGGCGCCAGCGGGGTCAACGTGATGAACAAATGCGTCAGGCCCGGCACGCGGGCTGAAATCATGCTGGCCGCTCCCTCGCAGGGAAGTGATCAAACCGGGACTGTTGTCGGTCGCGTCATGACCTTTGAAGGCTACGTCTCGGAGGTTGAGTCTGTCGCGCTGATCTTCAAGGACAACGGTGACATCTGGACGACTCAGGGGTAAGCCATGGCGCAAGTTCGCACCATCTCCGCAATCATTGCCGAGGCCACTAGCAACACCGCAGGCAGCACGACAAGGGGTAGGCTTGACGTGCGCGGCGATGATGGCGGCTACGTCCATATCAAGCTAACCAACGGCGGCACGGGCCCGACAATCGCGGCGACGGCGAGTATTCTGGTGGCCGATACAGACGGCACGCAGCCTGCGGCAGCATCTGCTGGAGCCGACTGGAAAACGGTGGTTTCTGGCATCTCTGCGGGCACGGCGGTAAACGCGGTGCGGGAGTACGTCTGGTATTACGGGCCAGGGGTGGCCCATCTTGAAGTTGAGGTGACCGGCAACACCGGACAGGCAGTGACGTGTGAAGCGACGGCCTTCCGGTATGTCTACTGATAGGGTCTGAGCGTGGCTCACCCCCTTCGTGAACTGCTGCTGCCTTGGGCAGAGCAGCCTGACAGAACCGCAGAGATTGACTCGCGGTTCGGACCGGCCGCGTGGCTATTCTCGCCTGGGCAGGTTGACCCGACCACTGGCGGCGTCACGTCTGGCAACACGCTGGGCGTTGAGGTTGCTCGGGTCGGAAATACCTTCCGCTCAACACGCACGTCTAACCTCGCCGGCACTGCGGCTGCGGGGCCGCCGGTCCTGTATCTCGATGACTTTACTGCCATCTGGTACGGCATCCCGCTGGAAACGGGATCGGGTGGTAGCGCTTTCTCGTCGCTGTTCAGCGCCGATGACTTCCTAAACAGCAGCAACATCACGGCGGGCCGCGACAGCTTCACCTTTACCTCTCGCCACGACTCCGCAGGCCCGCTGGCCGAGATGAACGTCAACGGGACTGGCGGATTCCGCGCGCTCTCGCTCACTGCCGGCGCCCCTGTCATGCTGATCATGACCAGGGTCGGCACGACAGCATCGGTCTACATAAACGGGCAACAGTCCGGCTCCTCGTGGACTGTAGGCGGCGGCACGGCCAAGGCGTTTGAAAACATCCGGGTCGGCGCTCAGTATTACAACAACATCGAGCAAAGCTACGCATCGGCACAACATGCGTTTGCGGCGGTTCTGCGGCGCGGGCTGAGTGCTGCCGAGGTTCTGAACCTTGGGAGTGCGCCGTGGGGGCTATTCGAGCCCTGCCGCATCTGGGTGCCGGTGGGTGCTGGTGGCGGCACGGCTACCGTCACGCCAACCATCATCTCCAGCACGGCGAGCATCGGCGCACACACGGTCGCCCGCACCGCGCTGGCCGCGGTCACTGCGTCACGCATCGACTCGTCTGCCACGTTCGGCTCTGCCACCGTTGCGCGCACGTCCGCTGCAGCCGTCACCACGACACGGATCTCTTCAACCGTTTCGTTCGGCACTGCTTCAGTCGATCGCACGGCAGTCGCCACGGTCACCACGCCGCGCATCGCAAGCACCGTCAGCTTCGGCACAGCGACCGTCGCCAGGACGTCAGTCGCAGCCGTCAGCCCGTCTCGCATCGCCAGCACCGCCACCGTCGGTTCGCACATCGTCTCTGTGGCCGGCGTTGGGTCGGTCAATGCTGCGCGCATCGAGTCCACGGTCAGCTTCGGCGCTGCCACGGTTGCGCGCACCGCGGTCGCCGCAGTCAGTCCATCGAGGATCGACAGCACGGCCAGCATCCCGACGCACACGGTTGCGCGCAGTGTCATCAGGAGCATCACTCCTGGCCGCATCGACTCGTCTGCCACGTTCGGCGTCCCGTCGGTATCGTCCAGCAACACCGCTCAGATCGTCGTCGGCCGCATCGAGAGCACGGCGATCGTGCGATCTCCTGTGGTGTCGTCTGCGGTCCCTGGCACGATCGGCCGCCCAGTATCGGACACCAGCAACAGCGGATGGGTCGCAAGCGCTGGGGGCGCTCTGTACCCAATGCTTGACGAGGTGACGCCGGATGCCGGCGACTACATCGTGGCGACCTCTGTCGGCGCGCTGTGCGAGCTTGCGCTCAACGGCACCAGCTACCCCGGCACGGCCAGCCAGGTGCTGAAGTTCCGCGCCAGCAGCAGCACCGGCAACAGCGTCATCGTCCGCCTCAAGAACACTGGTGGGGCCACGGTGCGCAGCGCCACGCAGGTTCTCACGCCGGTCGATACCGAGTACGCAATCACGCTCTCGCCCGCCGAGATTGCAGCAATCACATCGGGCGCGCTTTCCGTTCAACTTGAATCTGCATGAGGAGCACATGAGCAAATCCAACGCAACCGAAAACGACTTCGTGAAGTTCATCTTCAACAACGTGGCCATGCCGTCTTACGGCGCCACGCTGCAACTGAACTTCCACACCGCAGACCCAGGCGAGGCAGGCACTGCGACGACCAGCGAGCCCACCCCGGTGAACTACGCCGCGCAGACCCTGACGCGCGACGCTGGCGGCTGGACGATCTGCGATGCAGACGGCACGCCCAACGCCGCCGGCAGCGCTGCCAAGAGCGCGGTGGCGGTGGACTTCCCCGAGATCGAGTCTGGCTTTGTCGGCACCGAGACGTGGACGCACGGCAGCGTCAGCGTGGTGGCCACCGGCCAGATCCTGTACAGCGGGCAGCTCACGCAGCCGATCATCGTGTCTGCCCTGGCCACGCCGCGCTTCCCGGCTGGCACCGTGCTGTTTCGCGAGGACTGAGCCATGGCTGAAAGCTACACACAAGTCCCGCCGAATTCGACGGGCAACAAGATGCGGACGCGTTCGCGCGTCATCGGCGCCGACACCGTGCATGAGCAGGGCGTGTTCCTCACGTCGATGCCGACGTACTACGTTCTTGCCGACGCCGTGGCGTTTGCCGCAAACAAGCACCACCTGGTCATCTGGAACAACGCCGGCAGCGACCAACTGATCAGCCTGAAGAAGCTGTTCCACATCAACCTGTCGCTGTCTGCGGTGACTGGCGTTGCGTTGCGATTCGACGCCAAGAAGGTGACGGCCATTCCGACTGGCGGCACAGACATCACGGCGCAGAGCGTGGATAGCCTGAATGCTGCGCTGGCCAACGTCACGCTCAAGACCGGCGCGACGGTGACTGAGGGGGCGTTGATGTTCCCCATCACCACGCAGAACGACGAGTTGACGGCGGCGAACACGGCTATCGCAAACTACCTGATGCAGTCGGGCAACCTCGCCATCGAAAGCCCTGAGACCCAGGAGTGGCGCCTGCGCCCCGGTGAGGGCCTGACGATCAAGCAGATCACATCCAGCACGGTCGGCAGCTTCGCGTGGCTGGCCGTCGTTACCGTCGAGCCATACTGATCCATGCTGCTGCCGTACACCACGCTGACCTACCACGGCCCGCACGCTGCAGCCCTGGTGGCCGACCCCGGCGTTGGCGACATGCCGCAGGCCACGCCCGTGCAGACCGTGCGCGCGGCGGTGGCTGCTGTCGGCACTGGTGACGCGCCGCTGCTTCGCCCGTACCGCATGCGTGATGCTGGCTGCAGCGGCGACGGGATTGGCGTGCTGCACGCCGCCACGCCAGTGCAGCGCGTGCGTGCCGGCCTCGAGGTGCTGGTCAGCGCCCTGAGTTCTGACGATGTGACCGGCGCGGTGCTTGAGGCGCCCGTCGAGGGTAGCCTGAGCCTCAAGCAGGCCATCCGCCTGCTGCTGGCCCACGCCGCCGGCAACGCCACGGGCCTTGACGGCAACCCGGCGTTCAAGAGCCTGGACGGCAGCAAGACGCGCGTAGCAGGCACGATCAGCGGCGGCACCCGGACGATCACCACGCGCGACGGGGATTGACCGTGTGGGCCGGCGGCTGGCTCGGCGACTGGTCAGGCGACTGGTTCGGTGACGAAGATCCTGGCGGCGGGTCCGTCGTTGAGGCTGCGCTGTTTGTTGCGGGCGCCGGGTCAGCGCAGATCTCGGCGGCAACATCTGTTGCCGCGGGTCTGCCTGCAGAAGGCGTCGGGTCGGCAAGCATGTCCGGGGGGTTGGGTGCCCCGTCGATCGACGTCCGCGTCTCCTGGCTGGCGCTCGATACCGCAGCGGCACCCTGCGACGTCCGCGTCTCCTGGCTGGCGCTCGATACCGCAGCGGCACCCTGCGACGTCCGCGTCTCCTGGCTAGCGCTCGATACCGCAGCGGCGATTCTGGTCTCGCCGCCCGGCGGTTCCGGCAGGCGACAACGTGGCGGCCGGCGGCGTACGCCTGACTGGCTCCTCGAGGAAGAAGAGTTCTTCATATTCGCCAGGTGACGGTAGCGAAATATCGCCCGTGGACGGTGTTTGCAGTCGACGGCACAGTCCGCCGCCATGAAGAACTGGTTCACGATCAAGGCTGCCGTCGAAGGCGCCGCAACCGAAGTGTCGATCCTCGACTACATCGGCATGTGGGGCGTGAACGCGCAGCAGTTCCTGTCCGAGCTCCGCGCCGCGAAGCCCGACCGCATCAAGTGCTACATCAACTCGCCTGGCGGGTCGGTGTTTGAGGCGCTGGCCATCTTCAACGGCATGCGTGCCCTGAAGGTGCCCATCGAGATGCACATTCTGGGAGTGGCCGCCAGCGCGGCCAGTTACATCGCGATGGCCGGCGACAAGATCGTCATGCCTGCGAACACCTACCTGTTCGTGCACAACCCCATCAATGCGGTCTACGGCAACGCTGACGACATGCGCGAGATGGCGGATCTGCTCGACAAGATCGGCACCGGCCTGACCGCCGCGTACGCCCGTCGGTTCACTGGCGAAGCCTCCAAGCTGGAGCAGATGCTCAAGGACGAAACGTACCTGAGCGCTGCCGAGTGCCTGGAAATGGGCCTGTGCGACGAGGTCATCCCCGAGGTCACTGCCGAGGCGGCATTCGACGTCGATCGCCTGCCCGAGGCGCTGCAGGCCGTCTTCAAGAAGGCGCAAGCCGCTCCCGAGCCGACCGCACCGACCGAGCCGGTCGCGCGCCAGGACATCGCGGATCTGGTGGGCGAGCTGGTGAAGGGCACGGGCCTCGAGGCCTATGCAGGCGTGTTCGCCACGGCCCCGGCCGCAGCCGACAAGGCCTCGGTCCTGGCGCTGATCGAGGACGCCCAGACCATCAAGAAGCTCGCCGAGATGACCGCCTGTGCCGAGATGGCCGACGGTCTGATCCGCGGGCGCAAGACGCTCACCGAGGCACGCGCCCTGCTGGCTGACGCCCAGGCCGCTCGTGACGAGGAGACGTTCGTCAACACGGCAGCGCCCAGCAAGCCCGCCAAGAGTCCCGATGACGGCATTTCCGCCACCAGCATCTGGAACGACATCAACTCCATGAACAACCGGAGCAAGCAATGACTGTTTTGACCCAAGGCGTCCAGCCGCTGGAATTCCTGCTGTCCGAAGCCGACGGCATGCGGGCCCGCGACAACGAAACCGTGACCGTCGCCGGTTCGGAAGCGCTCGTCTCGGGCCGTGTGCTCGCCAAACTGATCGCCACCGGCAAGTGGGTGGCCTACGACGACGTGGGCGCCGACGGTTCCGAGGTTGCGGCCGGTGTCCTGGGGACCGCCCTCCCCGGCGTGAACGGCGACTACAAGGCGCTGGTCTTCACCCGTGACTGCGAAGTCATCGGCTCGATGCTGAACTGGGGCGCGCTGGCCGGACCGGCCATTGCCAACGGCAAGGCCGACCTGAAGGCCGTCGGCGTCATCGTGCGCTGATCGCTTCGACACAACGTAGAACCGGAGAACCCTCACCATGATGCTCGACGTATTCAAGAGCGACGCCTTCAGCTTCACCAAGCTGGTCGCCGCCATCAACAAGATGCAGGCGATCCCGACGCGCGTCGGCTCGCTGGGCGTGTTCTCGTCCGAAGGCGTTTCTACCCTCTCGGTCGCGATCGAGATGCAGAACGGCGTTCTGACCCTGGTGCCGACCGCCCCGCGTGGCGCGCCTGGTGCCGTCAAGACGGTCGAGCGCCGCAACGTGCGCAACTTCAACACCGTGCACCTGCCGCAACGCGTGGCGGTCATGGCGGACGAAGTGCAGGGCCTGCGCGCCTTCGGTTCGGAGACGGACGAAGAGATGGCCATGGCGCTTCTGCAGAAGAAGATGGCCGTGGCTCGCCGCGACCTCGATGTCACACACGAGTGGCAACGCGTGGGCTGCCTGAAGGGCGTCGTGTACGACGCGGATGGCACCACCGTCCTGTCCAACTACCTGACCGAGTTCGGCCTGGCGCAGACCACGCGGAACGTGGCCCTGTCGGTCGCCGGCACCAAGGTGCTGCAGGAATGCGTCGGCATCAACCGCACCGTCGAAGACAAGCTCGGCGATGTGATGACGACCGGCCCGTCGCGAGTCCTGTGCTCGCCCGAGTTCTTCGACGCGTTCACCGGCCACCCGGCGGTCACGGCGGCCTACACGTACCAGATGTCGCAGTTCCTGCGCACCGACAACCGTCGCGGCTTCGAATTCGGCGACCTGATCTTCGAAGAATACAACGGCAAGATCGGTGCCACGCGCCTGATCGCCGCCAACAAGGCCTACGTGGTCCCGATGGGCGTGCCGGATCTCTTTAAGTCGTTCTACGCGCCGGCACCGTACATGGAGACGGTGAACACCGTGGGCCTACCCTTCTACATGAAGCAGAAGAGCCTGGACTACGACGTCGGCGTCGAGTGGCAAGTGCAGTCCAACCCGCTGCACATCTGCACCCGTCCTGATGCGGTGATCGAGCTCACGGCGACCTGATCCATGAGCCTGGGCGTCTTCGCCCGTGCAGCTGAACGAGGGCTCGCCAAGCTAGGCGAGCCTTCTTCGCTTGACGGGACACCTTGCGGCAACGTCGCGCTGGAGCGCAACGTGCAGGTCTTCGCCGGCCTGCTCGACCAGGCGAACGACAACACGGTGGCGCAGCATGATGTGGCCACGGTTTTGTCGACGTTCAACCCCAAGGTCGGCGGCGTGCTGGTGCACCCCGACGGCACGTTCAAGCTGGACCGCAAACTGAGCGACAACGGGTACTCGATGCGCTTCGTTGTCGTGGCAGGGTGAGCAAGTTCTTCTCCTTCACGACCAAGGTCGATGAGCTCGACCAGGCGGCATCGCGCATCGAACGCGCGGCCGCGCGCGGGACGCTGATCATCGCCGCGGTCGACGCCGTGAACGCAGTGACCAAGCGCGCCGACGAGAGCCTGCGCCGAGGCGAGACGGCCGACATCAACCTGTCACCTACCTATGTGAAGAGCAAGACCGACATGGTGCTCGCGTCGCCGGGCGGCAAGCCGAAGGCGACGATCACCACGAAGGGCGACCTGACGATCCTGGGCAACTTCGGCGTCGGCATGCAGTCGCGGATCATCGCGCCGGGCATCCAGCGGCGCGCCGGCCCGATCCATGGCCGCCGCAGCGCCGGCACGCGCGTCTCCATCCGCAAGTCAGCCGTGCAGATCGAGCCGCAGTGGTTCGTGATGCGCCTGCGCAAGGGCCTGTCGGCCGGCGACAAGTACGGCGTGTTCGTGCGCGACGACTCCATCTTCCCGAGCCCCAACGCCGCGCGCGAGGGCAAGGCCGGCAAGCGCCACATCTACGGCCCGTCGCCCTACCAGCTCTTCCGCGAGCAGATCGGCCGCCAGTACGGCGACATCCAGGACGACCTGCAGCGCAGCGCCTTGAAGCGCATGGGCGACGACCTCGAGGAACTGATCACATGAGCACCACCTTCCACACCGCGGGCGAGATCGGCGACGACATCAAGGCCCGTCTGCTGCTGAAGACCATCGCGCAGGGCGCCGAGACGGATCTGGGCCGCGTGGTCTGGATGGGACGGCGCACGCCCGACCGCGACATGATCCCGCTGAGTGTGGTGATCGAGGGCGAGGACACGCCCGACCAGAAGCAGGTTGGCACCCAGGCCGACAACGACGTCAGGTTCATCCTGTTCGCGTTCGTGCCCTGCGACCCCAGCAACCCCAACGTGGCGGCCCACGCGGCGATCCGCGACCTCAAGCGGGCGATCTTCACGACCGACGGCAAGGCCGATGCGCGCCTGGGCGGCAAGGTGCGCAAGGTGCGATACCTCGGCAAGGACATCGGCCCCCGAGCCGACGGCGAGGCGTTTGTCCTGGCCACGATCGAGATCATGGTGAGCTTCGTGGAAGACCTCGCCAACCCGTAGCGAAATCCCGCCCGTGGACGGCGACTCGGGCGAACTCGACACTCCCGCCGACTTGGTTTCGATGCAACGAAAGAGGAATTCAACATGAGCGCACGTGCTTTTCTTGGAGCTGGCGACCTGTACTTGGCGCGCCTGGTGAATGGCGTCTGGGAAGATTACGCGGGGCCGTTCGAATGCTCTCGTTTCGAGATCAAGCCCAACGTCGAGTTGCGCGAGCAGATCTCCAAGGGCAAGACGACCTATGGCCAGGTGATCGAGACGGTGGCTCTGCAGCAACCGGCCGACCTGTCCGTCGACTTGACTGAAGTGAACCGCGAAACCCTGGCCATCGCGCTGCTGGGCACCGTGGCGGCGTTGACTCAAGGCGCCGGCTCCATCACCGACGAGGTCATCACCGCCAAGCTCGACAAGTGGGTGCCGCTGTCCAAAGCCTCCTTCCAGCAGGCAGGTTTCGTGGTCACGAACTCGGCTGCCACGATCACCTACGTCGAGGGCGTTGACTACATCGTCAACCGCGCGCTCGGCTGGGTCAAGGCCTTGACGGGCGGCGCCATTGCCGACGCGGCGAGCCTGAAGGTCGACGGCACGTATTCGGCCATCAGCGGCACCGAGATCAAGGGCAGCACCCAGGCGCAACTGCGCGTTCGGGTGAAGTTGGACGGCAAGAACTTCGCCGATGACCTGCCCTGCATCGTCACGGTGCACGAAGCGGTGATCGCTGCCGACGCGGCCTTCGACTTCCTGAGCGACCAGTTCGCTGTGGTGACCATGCCTGGCCGTATGAAGACTCCGTCGGGATTCACCGAGCCCTTCACGGTCCATCTGCGCAACGCCTGATCCCCTGTGGTCGACGCCCCGGCGGGGGCGTCTGAAGTACCCGCCGCTTTTCCCATAACCTGGGTCCGTCGATGGCAACCAGCAACCAACGTGACGTTCGGCTGGGCGTCGAGATCCAGACGGCCGGCGAGGATAGCCTCAAGAAACTGGCCGCCGAGGTGCGAGCGCTTGCCCGGGAGGGCGATGCAGCGGCACCGGCCTACAAGGCCGTCGCAGACGAACTCGACCGGCTCGGCCAGCAGGCCAAGGAACTCGATTCCTTCCAGCGCCTTGGCAAGGACGTTGCTCAGACCAACGCGGCCATGCAGGAGGCCGTGCAGCGCGCCGTAGCGCTGCGTACCGAGTACGAGAAGCAGGCCACAGTTACCGAAGAGGCCCGTGCCTCCCAGGCCCGCCTGCGCACGTCGATGGGTGACGCAACCGTGGCTATTGCGGCCACGCGCAAGGGCCTGCTCGACCTGAAGGCTGCGGTCACCGAAGGTTCGGTCAGCGATCAGATCGCGGCGGAAACCAAGGCCAAGTTGACCCGCAGCCTGGCGCTGCAGTCCGAGCAGCAGGCCAAGCTGAAGGTCGAGCTCAAGGATGCCGACCGTGCGGTCACCGAGGCCAACAAGGCCCTGGCCAAGCTGGAGACGTCGTCCACCAACGCGGCGACCGCCGTACGCACCCTGCAGACGGCCTTCTCGGGGCAACTGCGCGAGCTTGCGGACACCAAGGCCGCCTTCGAACGCGCCGGCCAGGGTGCGGGTGCCATGGCCCTGTCCCAGGAGGCCCTGGACGCCGCGTTGCGCGAGACGGTGGCCCAACTGGGTCGCCAGGCTGCCGCGACCGCCGAGATGGCCGATCTGGACGCCCAGGCGGCGGCCGTAGCGGCTCGCCTGAGCGACGTGGTGCGCGGCAATGCGGCGGCCTACGAACGCGACTCTGCCGCCCTGATCGAGCGGGCAGCCGCGCAGGAACGCAGCGAGTTGGCCACCCGGGAAGCGGTGGCGACCGAGGCCCGGCGCGTGACGGCACTGCGTGAGGTGGCCGAAGCCAGCCGGCTGGCCGTCATCCAAGAGACGACCCTGGCCGCCCAGCGGGCCAAGGGCCGGGAAGCGCTCGACGCCGAGAGGGCGGCGCTGGCGGATGCTGCGGCGTTCTCCGACAAGTTCTCCGCGTCGCTGGTCGAGCAGGCCGCCGCGCAAGAGCGTGCGTCTCAGGAGGCCCTGCAGTTCGTCCTGGCTGAAGAGAAGGCGGCCGTCGCCGCCGAGAAGGCTGCGCGCCGCACGGCCGAACTCAACGCCCAGGCCGAACAGACGGCGCGGGCGTCGGTCTACGTGCGTGAGGTCGCAGCGGCGTTCGATGCTGCCGAGAAGCAGGCCAACGAAGCCGCGACAGCCACTGCTCGGTTGAAGGGCTACTTCGACCAGCTGGCGGCCCAGCGAGATGTGGTCGCCAACGCGTTTGGCCAGACCGGCGTGCGCTCGATCCAGGCGATCGAGCAGGAGATGTTCAAGCTGCAGCGCTCGCTGATCGTGCTGCAGACGGAGTTCCGCGAGGGCCGGATCTCGGTGGCGGATTTCGAGCGGGCCACCAGTAGCGCCGCGCTGCGCCTGGCGACGCTCAAGCGCGAGATCGAGACGATCCCAGGCAGCAAGACGCTCTTCCAAGGGTTGGCCGACGGCGCCAACGCCATGATCACCAAGTTCGGTGCGCTCACCGCAGCGGTGGCCACGGCGGGCCTGGCGTTCAAGCCGCTACTGGATGCGGCCATCGCGCTGGATCAGGTGCGGCGTGTGCTCACCACGGTCACCGGCAGCGCTGAGTCGGCGGCCAAGCAGATCATCTTCCTGCGGCAAGTGTCGCAGCAGTCTGGTCAGGCCTTCGACCAGATCGCGCAGTCCTACTCCAAATTCGCCGCCTCTGCGCTGCAGTCGGGGCTGACGCTCGATCAGGTGCAGGGCACCTTCAAAGCGGTGGCACTGGCCGCCGGCAACCTGGGCCTGTCGACCGATCAGGTCAAGCGTGCGCTCGAGGCCCTTGGCCAGATTGCCAGCAAGGGCACGGTCAACATGGAAGAGCTTCGCCAGCAATTGGGCGACGCGCTTCCCGGCGTGCTGCCCCTGCTCGCGAAGGAACTCGGCCTCACGCAGAAGGAACTGATCGGCCTGATCGAGTCGGGCCAACTGCTGGCCTCCGAGGCGATACCTGCCATCGGCCGCTCGCTGAAGGCACTGGAGCCGACGACGGGAGTGGTCAACGGGATCATTGCGTCGTGGAACCGTTTCATCAACGTCGTCAAAGAGGCGGGCACGGTCCTGGCCGACGGGCCGATCGGAGGCGCGCTGGCCGGCGCCTTCACAGCGCTGTCGGGGGTGATCCGCGACTTGAGTGTGGTCGCGGTTGGCGCCAGCGAGGCGATGAAGTTGCTGGGGTTGTCCACCCTGTCGGTGCTCGACGCCCTGCGCGGCAACATCACCTTCTCGCAGCTCACCGAGCAACTCAGCGATTTCACCGCCCAGGCCGGCGAACGCCTCGCGCAGTTCAAAGAGACGGCATATGGCGCCGAGAGGGCAGCCGGCGACATGGGGGCGTCCGCCAAGGGCGCAGGCGCAGAAGTCAAGGCGCTGGGCGCAGCGGCCACGGTGTCCGCCGCAGAGGTGGCCAAGGCCAACGGCGAGCAGGCCAAGTCGCTGGCCGCCCTGTCCGTCGCAAACAACAAGCGCATTGACGAGGCTATTCGTGCCGCAGCGGCCAGTGAGGCCAGTGCCGAAGCGCTGAAGAAAGAGGCCGACAGCGCTCAGAAGTACGGCGCGCTGGCCGGCGAGGCCGCAGCAACCACTGCAATCGCGGCGGACGCGGCCGAACGCTATGCACGGGCCCTGGCCGCCCAGTCCGCGGCCGACGAAAGTGTGATCGCCACAGCGACGGCCGCCAAGGCATCCGTAGACGCGTTCCGCGTGGCGAACAACATGACCGAGGCGCAGGTCAAGGCCTTGGTCGATGAGCTCGACAAACTCATCCTGCGCAAGACCGGCGACGCCGAGAAGTCCCGTGAGGCTGCCAAGGCCGCCGAGATTGAAGCGGCTGCGCGCCGGCTCGCCGCCGACGCAGCCAAGGACACGGCGGGCCAGTACGCTGAACTCAGCGCGGCCGTTGCCGAAGCCGGCAAGGCCTTCGTTGAGGTGTCGAAGCGGTACGCGCAGGGCAAGGCCACGCTCAAAGACCTCGAAAAGGCCACGCTCAACCTCAACAAGGCCAAGGGCCTGCTCCGCAACGCGTACGACGACGTCAACGCCGCCATCAGCCGGGCAGTGGACACGCTGAAGGCTGAGAACGAGCAGATGGTCGCCGGCATCAAGTTGGCAATCGCCCGGCTGAAGAACGAGCAAGACCTGGCGCAGCAGCGTGGGCTGGACATCCAGGCGCGCCAGCTCGGCATCAAGATCGCGGAACTGGAACTGCAGGTCACGAAGTCCAACACCGCCGCTAAGGTGCAAGAGGCTGAGATCACCATCCGCCAGTTGCAGCTGATGCGCGAGGAGGTTGCCCTGCGCGAGCCGGCAAACACGGCGCTGATCGCCGAGTATGACAACCGCATCCGCCGGGCCAAGGCGATGCGCGACGAGGCCCTGGCCGCCGAAGAGAACGTCAAGATCGAAGAGCGCAGCGTCGAGGCCCTGAAGCGGGGCACAGGCGAGCGCGACAAAGCCACTGCGTCCAGCCGCAACCGGGCCGGCGCTCTGCGTGACGAGAGCCGCGCCGCCGACGAAGCTGCGAAGTCCCACGAGCGCTTGGCGAATGTGCTCAACACGACCGCAGGCGGTATCGGCGGGGGCGGCGTCCAGGCGCCTCGTGGGATCCCGTCCATCGCTGACCGTGAGGCCGGGATGGCGCTGGACGAGAACGGACGCACTGCCGACCAACTGGCGCGCCTGCGCGAGCAAGGCGGCCCGGTTGACGCCAGCTACAACTTCCAGGTCCGCGACCGCCTGGCGAAGGGTGACTCGTTCACGGCGGCGGACATCCCTGCCCTCCAGAACGCCCTGCGTGCGACACAAGAGAACATCAACGCCAGCGTCCGCGGCACGGGCGGGCTCTATGACACCGCAACGCGTCGCGACGACAACATGTGGCTCAACCTGCTCCGACAGGCGTTGGAGAAGGCGCAGGGGGCGGCGCTCATCGGCGGTGCGGCCGGCGGGTTCGACATCACGAATCCGTTCGGCCTCGCCAAACCCAAGGACGCCTCTTCAGGCGTCGCGGTCAACGTGTTCGTGGGCAACCAGCGACGCACCGTCAACGTGGCTTCGCAGTCCGATGCTGACGCGTTGATCAAGGCCCTTGAAGAAGCGGCAGGCACCTGATGGCCAATACCCTGACGAACGGCGCGACCGTCCTTACCCTTCCCATCGACCTGCAGTGGGCCGACGAATTCGCCTGGACGCCGATCGCAGAACAGCGCAACTTCAGCCTGGGCGGCGCGGTCCTGGTCGACAAGGGCACGCGGCTGGCCGGGCGCCCGATCACACTCCAGGGTGGCGAGAACTTCGGTTGGATGACTCGAGCGAACATCCTCACCTTGAAGGCCTGGGCGGACACACTATTCGCGCCGATGACGCTGCTCTTCCGGGGCGTTACCTACGAGGTCGCGTTCGACCACGCTTCGAACGGCCCCTTGCTCGCCACACCCGTCATCGACGTCAGCGACCCAGACAACACCGATCTGTACTGGCCCGTGCTGCGCCTCATCACCACCGAGTAAGCCATGCCCGCAACCGCTAACGACATCAAGCTCTTCCAGTCTGCCGGCATGAACGATCTGCCTGGCGGCGGGGGACGCGCCAGCGCCGCGCTCGTGCAGAACGGCGTCGAGAACAACGTGTTCCCCGACGTCTCTGCAGCGGATCGCACCAACGGAGCTGTACGCCTGCGCAAGGTCTATGCGCGCGTCACGAACAACGACCTCGCCCCGCTGCTGGGCGCCAGCGTGGCCATCAATGCGGTGCCGACGGACACGGCGCTCGACGTGGTGTTGTTCAAATTCGGCGACCACAAGACCACGCGCGAGCAGGCGTTGAAAGGCCTTCGGGACCAGCAAACTGCAACGCAGCCGCCGGGGGCTTCCTACAACGGCACCGGCACGGCGACTGCGGCCTCTGCGGTGGTCACGGGTACTGCCAATGACACGACGGGGTTCACGAACAACGGCACTCACTTTCTGATCACCCAGCCTAGTGTTGGGGCCGTACCCACAGTGGGCCATCCCGCACTGACCATCCCGCCGGGGACCAAAGCCGAAGTGCGGCGCCTGCTCACCAACGTGGCGGGCACGCTCACTTTCGACCAGGCCCTGCCGTTCGGTGGCGCCGTCGGCGTCTACCGCTTGACGGGGTTCCCCAACCAAACTACCGGGCCCCGCGTCTACGGGGCGGCCAAGACTTCCGCGATCGTGTCGACAGGTGCGACCGCCGTGCCGATGGTGCGAGTGGTCGCCCAGGTGGCTGGACACGGCGGGACGACCAGCGCGCGGACGAGCGTTGAGGGTTTCGGGCCGATGCGTGAGGCGCCGAACCTGCCCGACTATGGCGTCAACTACAGTGGCAGTGCGGGCTATGTTCCCTTCGTGATGGATGGCGACATGGTCACCCTCTGGCATGAGGACGCTACGGCCCCGGCCGTCGCAGTGATCGGCGTGCCGGTCAACACCGGGCGCACGAACCTTGACCAGCTCGCGGTGGTTGGCAACAACGGCGTCGAGATCGCGCGCTTCCTGGCAAACGGCCCGACCGTCAGCGCCGGCTGCACTGCTGACCTGGCGGCCGGCACGGTGAACTTCACCAACGTCACCGGCTATAGCCAGCCGGTGACGGTGCGCCACCGCATCGCCCACCGTTCCAGCGTGGCTGATGTCAACTCCAACGTGGTCTTGGCCGACGCCGTGACGCGGGACTTCCCGTCGGGAAGCGTGCTGTCGTCGCACTTGCCGCTGGGCGATCTGCAGGCTGCGGTCACCACGGTGTTCGCGCAGCAGGCCTGGACCCGCGTCTGGTCGGACACCCTGATTGGCAACAGCGCGGCTTTCCAGCTGGACGGCGACATCGTGGTCACCAACCAGGGCGCCGAGGACGACCGCTATGCCCTCGTGTTTGGCACCGGCAACGACTTCACGTGCTATAGCGAACGCTATGGCCAGATCGGCACGGGGCTTACCACCGTCACCTTCGCGCCGATCAACCCCGCCACAGGTGCTCCCCTGTTCACAATCCCTTCGACCGCCTTCGGCGCGGGGATCCTGGTGGGCAGCGTGCTGCGGTTCAACACCGTGGCGGCAGCCGCCCCTGTGTGGGAACTGCGATCGGTTGCGCCCAGCACTGCAAGCGGCCTGACGGCCACGGCGCTGCGGGTGTTCGGGAGCGTCAATGCCTGACGTCGCCGCCGCCTTCGACCAGATCTGGCGAGACGCCAGCGACGCGCAGGCAGCGTCCACGCAGGCCTTCCGCGACGCTGCGGCGGTGCAGAGCGCCAGCACGGCGTACGCGCGGCCGGCGGTCGGCATCGGCACGGTCATCGTGGACCCCGGGCTGACCGCAGCCAACGTGATCCCCGAGCAGGCCACCTATTCGATCAGCAGCACGCTGGAGATGGTCGACCTGCGTAACGACCTGGCGCTGCCGGTCGAATCCGTTTCCATGAGCCTGACCGATGGTTCGGCCCTGTGGGCGCTGACCGCCAGCGGGCCGAAAGAGTTGGCCTGGATTCTGATGTCGGGCGATTCGCCCGTCACGGTTGAAGTGCGGGTGAACGGCGAACCCTGGCAATTCGTCATCGAGCAGGTCGATCAACCCACCACGTTCAGCGGCGGCAAGGCCCAGGTGCGCGGCCGCAGCCTGGTGGCCCTG